ACTTTGATAACCAGTGCATAGGTGCTGCACAGATCTTGCAGAAAGGCACTATCTGTTCCGTCCTGTTCCTTTGCATCAATGCCGTGGTCGTCTCCCTCAAACTTCAGCTCCAATTTGTAACGGCCTGCAATGGTTTCAGCGATTTTCTTTACGCTGGTGTTCTTCCATGTAAAGGTCCGGTTTCTCTCGCTGAAGCTGGTGTCGTTCGGCTTTGCCACGCCGCCCATCGTCAGCGAATCAGGTGCACCGGCAAAACTAAGATCATCCAGCACGAATGCCCCGCACTCGGCGCTGTAATCTCTGTAGCCGCTCTCAATGCCCCCGATATTCCAGTCCTTTACAACAATAGCCGGGTAGAGCTTCACGCCCTTTTCCGGCATCCAGTCATTTTTCCATTTGGCAGCTTTGGCATTGACTGTAATGCTTACACTGTCGCTTTTGGATTCAGCCACATCCGTGTACTTGAAACTTTCCAGATCAGGTGCGATTTCTTCCGAAATATCGGTTTTCTCGTAGGTCAGAAGAACCGCAGCCTGCCTTCCTTTGGGTCTCGCTGCTGTCAGTACCATCATGCACCTGCCTTCCAGGGCGGAAGGTCTCCGCTCTTTTCAGCCGGCAGAGCTGGTGTTGACAGCACCGTGCCGGAATCGAACCGGACGATATGGATATATCTGGGGTTGTTCTGCATCAGCCAATCGGCTTTCAGCTCGCTTCCGTACACGTTCAGGGCAATCAGATCCCAGGTGTCACCGGACTTTGTGGTGTAATCAAGTGCCATACTGCGTGCGCCTCTTTTCGCGTTCGTACCGTTCCACATACTCGCAGAACTTCTCGTAGCCTTCGTCCATAACGGAGCGCAGATCTTCGGCATTCATGCTACCGTAGATGGTGAAGTTTGGTGCATAAACATATGTGTTTCCGCTGGAACTTGTATAGGTGCGCTGGTAGTTGTTGCTGGATCCACCGCGCAGGCTTCCGGTGCCGCCACTGGAAGTATCTTCGCTCCCGCCGATGGGCTTCAGCTCCACTTCCTGCTGGTAGTTCTGAAGGTCTGCCAGCATCGACAGATTTTGCCTTGTCAGCTCACTGTTGCCAGCCGTCGGGAAGAAGTTTACATTGCTCAGATCGTAGTTGTCCGGGTTGGCAGCGTATTCCAGCTTTGCCTTTTCCGCATCCGCTCCCCGGATAAACTGGATTGCTTTCTGAGCATTTTCGTTTGCGAGAACAGACTGGGCACCGGTAATCACTTTCCCGATTCCGGTGTTCAACAGCTGTTGGGCTTTGCCCTGGTCATCCGACACGGTAGGTGTCGGCATTGCCGCCAGAGTTTCCAGCCCATCCACTGCATAGTTTGCGATCTCCGTTATACGGCTGAACGCCACACCAGCGTCGGAACCCAGTACCAATGCCGCCGCAACCGGCTGAACCATAGTGTCAAAACTTTGGGCCACCTGGTTGTAATACTGCTGGCGACGTACCCTGTTGAAGTCGATCAGGTTAGAATCTTCTTCTGTAAAGCCGCCGTCCGCGAACATCTTCGGCTTTCTGCCTGGCAGGCCAAGCAGATCGCCCAAGCCAACGCCCAGCAGCTTACCAGCGGTCAGCCAGGTATCAATGTTCTTTTCACGAACGCCGCGCCGGAAGCTGATAACGGCTTCCGGGCCAGCCTCGCCAGCAATGGACGGCCCATGCGTCATGCCGCCGTTGGCAAATGCCGGGACGGACACAGGCGACAGGTTGAATCCGAACGACTTACCGCCGATTACCGGAACCGGGATGCCGAACAGCGTTTCCGGGATCGTGAGCTGGATTTTGTTCAGCGCTCCAATGATGAAGTTGACCGCTTTCACACCGATGGTCGCAACCTGCTTCAGGAAGCCTATGATGCCCAGAATCACAGGCTCTACCACCGGAAGCACCTTGCCTACCAGATCCACCGCCACCTTGATGGCGTTGACCAGAGTTGTGCCCACCAGGCTGACCACCGTGGACAGCAGCGGCATGACTGCCGGGATGCCCTCATTCACGATAAAGCCGAAGATCTCAGTCAGCACCGGCTTGATGTGGTTCACTCCCAGATCCACGATCTGAGAGAACACGCCGGCAAACGATTCAATCAGCGGCATAACCGTCTGGATGGCCGGGGTCATAGCTCCGAACACGTCACCCAGGTTCAGCCCTCCGATACTGAAACCGGATAGCTTTTCCTGGATGCTCTGCAAGCCCTCCGGGGTAGTGAGCTGCCCGAACACCTGCTTCACGGTGTCGCCGATGCCGGCTATCTTTCCGGTGAATTTGTCAAAGACAGCAAGCCCGCCTTCGCCAAATACCGTTCCGACAATGTTGCGAATGTCCTCGAAGTGGTCTCCCAACAGTGAAACCGCCGCAACGATCGTGCCGATGCCGGTAATGACAGGGCCGAATGTACCAAGCAGCGACATGAAACCGCCGCCCAGTTTTGCGGCCACCGGGCCTACTGTTGTACTCAGTACGTTCAGCCCTGCGCCGCCGACATTCAAAGCTCCTTTCACCGTGCTCAAAGCGCCACCACCGATTTTGGATGCCGCACCCGCCACCTTGCTGCCGACACCGAGGACGGTAGAACCCACTTTGGACTGACTGACGGTCTGCCATGCATTGGACAGCCCGTTTCCAATGACCGTCTTTCCTGCACCGAGGAAATTTTTCACTCCGCCGACCATGCCGCCGATGTCTATACCATTCGGTCCTGCAATGCCGGAAAGGATCTGTCCCGCAACACCGCCGGTCTTTGCGATAAATCGTCCTACCGGATTGCTGCTTCCGAATCCTACCAGAGCGTTTTTCAGCCCGCCCAGCGATTGCCCGACATTGGAAACATACCTGCCGGGGCCAGAGTTTTTCAGCACCCCCAGCAGGCCGCCGTTCGTGCTGGCTTCCAG